AAGGTGGTACCCATATCAGTTAATTATCCCTTCTTTTTCAAACCGACCCAGGACGGAATGGACCGTCCAAAGACCGAACTTGCCTACCGTGTCCCCGCAACCAAGTACACCCGTCGTAAGCTCACCGCCTCCACCGATGAAACCTTACAGGACGAACTACAGGGACTTGACACCACTATCGACTGGAAAAATACCGGTGACAACTCCTACGACGGTGAGAAACTCAAACTTCTCGTTCACGACGAGTCGGGTAAGTGGGAAAAGCCCAACAACATCCTCAACAACTGGAGGGTCACGAAAACCACGTTACGATTAGGTAGTAGAATTATTGGTAAATGCATGATGGGTTCAACATCTAACGCATTAGATAAAGGAGGTAGAAATTTTAAGAAATTATACGATGATTCAGACGTTACAAAAAGAAACAGCAACGGACAGACTCGTTCGGGATTATATAGTCTGTTCATACCTATGGAATGGAATTACGAAGGATACATTGATTCTTATGGATTACCTGTATTCAATACACCAGCAAAACCAGTTAAAGACCCACATGGCGTTAAAATTACCCAAGGCGTAATAGAATACTGGGACAATGAAGTAGAAGGATTAAAAGGTGATCAAGATGGTTTAAATGAATTTTATAGACAATTTCCAAGAACTACTAAGCATGCTTTTAGAGATGAATCAAAACAATCTTTATTTAATTTAACTAAAATTTATGAACAAATAGATTTTAATGAAGATTTAAAAAACAGTATAAATGTAACTCAAGGTAATTTTCAGTGGGAAAATGGCGAACAAGATACAAGAGTTATTTTTATTCCAAATAATAACGGAAGATTTTATGTTACATGGATACCAGATATATCTTTACAAAATAGAAGATATAATAAAAATGGTATAAATTATCCAGGTAATGAACATATGGGAGCATTTGGTTGTGACCCATATGATATATCAGGAACTGTAGATAAAAGAGGTTCTAATGGATCTTTGCATGGATTAACTAAATTTAGTATGGAAAACCATCCGCCTAATCATTTTTTCTTAGAATATATAGCTAGACCTCAAACTGCTGAAATATTTTTTGAAGATGTATTAATGGCTTGTGTTTTTTATGGTATGCCAATACTTGCAGAAAATAATAAACCTAGATTACTTTATTATTTTAAACGTAGAGGTTATAGAGGTTATGCAATGAACAGACCTGATAAAAGAAGAAATAAATTATCAGTTACAGAAAGAGAAATAGGTGGTATACCTAATTCTAGTGAAGATATAAAACAAGCTCATGCAGCTGCTATTGAAACATATATTGAACATTTCGTAGGATTAAAAGAAACTGGATATGGCGATATGTATTTTCAAAGAACATTAGAAGACTGGGCTAAATTTAATATAAACAACAGAACAACACATGATGCTTCTATTAGCTCTGGTTTAGCATTAATGGCTTGCAATAAGCATAGATATACTCCAGCAGTTAAAAGAAAATTAGAACCAGTAGATTTAGGTATAAAAAAATATAACAATAAAGGTTCTACATCAAAAATTATAGATTAAATGAATATATACACTAATACTAATAGTCCTTTTCCAAGTCAAGTCGTAAGTGACGCAGAAAAAGCTAGTTTAAAATATGGCCAGCAAGTTGCACAAGCTATAGAACAAGAGTGGTTTTCACAAGGAAGAACTAGCGGTAATAGATATTTAACTAATTGGAATAATTTCCATATGTTAAGATCTTATGCAAGAGGCGAACAATCTATACAAAAATATAAAGATGAATTAGCTATTAATGGTGATTTATCTTATTTAAACTTAGACTGGAAACCAGTTCCAATATTATCTAAATTTGTAGATATAGTAGTAAATGGTATATCATCAAAATCTTACGACATTAAAGCTTATGCTCAAGACCCTGAGTCTATAAAGAAAAGAACAAACTATGCTTCTAAAATTTATGAAGACATGCTGTCTGATGAATATTTAGCAAATTTAAAAAATGTATTAGGATTAGATTTATATCAATCACCAGATCCTGGTATTATTCCAGAAACAACTGAAGAGTTAGAATTACACATGCAGTTATCTTATAAGCAAAGTGTAGAAATAGCTGAAGAAGAAGCAATATCTAGTGTATTAGCTCAAAATAAATATGATTTAATAAGACGTAGATTAAACATGGATTTAACAGTTTGTGGTATTGCAGCTGCTAAAACTAGTTTTAATACAGCGGAAGGTATTACAGTAGATTATGTTGATCCAGCATACATGGTATATTCATACACAGAAGATCCTAATTTTCAAGATATATATTATGTTGGTGAATTAAAATCTATTACTATACCAGAACTTAAAAAAGAGTTTCCTCATATTAGCGAAGAAGAATTAAAAAGAATACAAGAAATGCCTGGTAATAGATCTTATATTACAGGTTGGGGTGATTATGATGCAAATACTGTACAGGTTTTATATTTTGATTATAAAACTTATCACAACCAAGTATTTAAAATAAAACAAACTGATCAAGGATTAGTTAAAGCTATTGAAAAACCAGATACATTTAATCCACCTGAAAGTGATATGTTTGAAAGAGTTGGTAGATCAATAGAAGTTTTATACAGTGGTGCTAAAGTTTTAGGTACAGATACAATGCTAAAATGGGAGTTGGCAGAAAACATGTCAAGACCTTATGCTGATACTACTAAAGTAAAAATGAATTATGCTATATGTGCACCAAGAATTTATAAAGGTAGAATAGAATCTTTAGTAAGTAAATGTACAGGTTTTGCTGATATGATACAGCTAACACATTTAAAATTACAACAGGTTATATCACGTATGGTACCAGATGGTGTTTATTTAGATATGGACGGTTTAGCTGAAGTAGATCTTGGTAATGGTACTAATTATAATCCTGCTGAAGCATTAAACATGTATTTCCAAACTGGTAGTATTGTAGGTAGATCATTAACACAAGAAGGTGATATGAATCCAGGTAAAGTGCCAATACAAGAATTAAGCGCTTCAACTGGTCAAGGTAAAATTAACAGTTTAATAAGCACGTATCAATATTATTTACAGATGATTAGAGACGTGACGGGATTAAATGAGGCTAGAGATGGTAGTTTGCCAGATCGTAACACGCTTGTAGGATTACAGAAGTTAGCCGCTAACGCATCTAATGTTGCTACAAGACATATTGTACAGTCTAGCTTATATTTAACTCTTAAACTAGCAGAAAATATTAGCTTAAAAGTAGCTGATGCTTTAGAGTTTCCATTAACAAAAGCATCGTTACAAAATTCTATATCAACTTATAATATTAAAACATTGTCTGAAGTTGTTAATTTAAATTTACATGACTTTGGTATTTTCTTAGAATTAGAACCAGATGAAGAAGAAAAACAACAGTTAGAGGCAAATATTCAAGTTGCTTTACAAGCTGGTAACATAGATGTAGAAGATGCTATTGATTTAAGAGGTATTAAAAATTTAAAATTAGCTAATCAAATGCTTAAAGTTAAACGTAAGCAAAAAGCTAAACAAGATCAAGCTAATCAACAAGCTAATATAGCTGCACAAAGCGAAGCACAAGCTGCTGCTGCGGAAAAAACAGCTATGGCTGAAGTACAAAAACAACAAGCTATATCAGGTGCTAATGTTGAATATGAAAAAGCAAAAAGCGAATTTGAAAAAGATCGTATGCAATTACAAGCTCAGTTGGATCAACAAAAAATGATGATGCAACATAAAAATGATATGGAGTTGAAAAAAGTAGAAGTAGAAGGTATGAGTGCTAAAGAAAAGCTTATTGAAGATCGTAAAGATAAAAGAAGCAAGATGGAAGCAACTCAGCAAAGTGAAATGATTTCTCAAAGACAAAATGATTCATTACCAATAAATTTTGAAAATGAAAATGTAGAGATGGATACAACTGATATGTTACCATCACTTTAATTATTAATTATTTAATTATATTATATTATGTCAGATAAACAAGCGGCCGTTGAGGTCAAGCAAGAAGGTGAATTCAAATTGAAGAAACCTAAAGTAAAACAATTATCTAAACAAAATAAAGAAGATAATGTTACAAAAGTTAGTTTAAAAGAACCTTTGGTAGAAGTAGAAAACAATGTAACAAAGGTTGAAATTAAAAAAGAAGACGATGCCATTCAAATCGGAGAAACAGAGGAGGTATCTGTGGAAGTTCCATCCGGAGATAGCACAGAGATGGGAGAACCTGTACAAGAGTCCAACGAGACTACTGAAGGGTTTTCTCCGATCAAAGAAGTTACAGAAGAAGAAGTAAAACAAGTTGAAGAAGAAGTAAAAGAAGCTAAACGAGATGAACAAGTATTAGGTAGACAATTACCTGAAAATGTAGAAAAACTTGTTAGCTTTATGGAAGAAACTGGTGGAACAGTTGAAGACTATGTAAGACTTAATGCTGATTATAGCAATGTCGATGAAACAACTTTATTAAAAGAATATTATAAAAAACATAAACCTCATTTAGATTCAGAAGATATAAATCTTATTTTAGAAGATTATCAATGGGACGAAGATATACATGAGGAAAAAGAAATACGAAAGAAAAAACTAGCATTTAAAGAAGAAGTTGCCAAAGCTAAAAACTATTTAGAAGAAGTTAAAGCAAAATACTATGACGAAATTAAGTTGCGTCCAGGTGTTACGCAAGAGCAACAAAAAGCTATGGATTTTTTTAATCGTTACAATAAACAGCAAGAACAGGCTGAACAACTACACGAGACATTTAAACAGCGTACTCAACAACTATTCAATGAAGATTTCAAAGGTTTTGATTTTGAAGTTGCTGGTAAGAGATACAAGTATAATATACAGAATCGTGAAAAAGTTGCAGAAAACCAATCAAACATTACCAATTTGGTAGGGAAGTTCCTAGATTCAGATGGCAATGTAGTAGACCCGACTGGTTATCATAAAGCAATGTATGCTGCTGAAAACGTAGATAAAATCGCTACGCACTTTTACGAGCAAGGCAAAGCCGATGCAGTTAAAGAAGTTGTAAATAAATCTAAAAATCTTTCTGATGTTAAAGCAAGAGAAGGAAATAAAGATATATTTGTAGGCGGATTTAAAGTAAAAGCGATTAGTGGTGCTGACTCTACAAAACTTAAAATTCAAAAACGAAAGTTTAACTAATTTAAAATTAAACAATTATGGGTACTTTACAACCACAATTCGGGAGTTTAATACCATCACAATCACAAGAGTTATTAAACAGTAACTATTTACAGTTTACTAACAATGGTGGTGGTGCAGGTATTCCTGATAACTTTGCTGACTTTGCTCAGCAGTATTTACCAGAGGTCTACGAACAAGAAGTAGAGCGTTATGGAAACAGAACGTTATCTGGTTTTTTAAGAATGGTCGGTGCAGAAATGCCAATGACCTCAGATCAAGTAATCTGGTCTGAACAAAATAGATTACACATTGCATATGACAACGTAGTTATTGCTGCTCCAGGTGCTGCTCCAGGTGTTAATCCAACAAGATTAACAATGCCTGCAGGTACTGAAAACGTAATGAGCGTTAATGATACAGTTGTTGTATTAGATCCAGCTAATGGATTAGAAGCTAAAGGTATTGTTTTAGAGTCTAACGCTGCTGGTGCAGGTAATGACATTGTTATTCAGTGTTTTGATCCTGTAACTACTTTAGCTGCTCAAGGTTTTGCAGCTGCTGGATTAAAAGTGTTTGTTTATGGTTCTGCTTATACAAAAGGAACTACTACTACTGCTAATGGTGTTGGTAACTCAGCTGCTAGAGTTAGTGTAGAGCCTTCTTTTACTCAGTTTAACAACACGCCAATTATTATTAGAGATCAGTACGTTGTATCTGGTTCTGATATGGCGCAAATCGGTTGGGTTGAAATCGCGACTGAAGATGGAGCTTCTGGATACTTATGGTATTTAAAAGCTGAGTCTGAAACAAGATTAAGATTCGAGGATTATTTAGAAATGTCTGTAGTAGAAGGTAGAAGAAATGCAAACGCTGCGGGTGGTACTGCTCCGTATCAAACGAATCAGTTACCAAGTACGCAAGGTTTATTTGATGCTATCGAAGAAAGAGGAAATGTTGAAGTAGGATTTGCTGCTGCATCTGGAATTTCTGACTTTGATGCTATTCTACAAAACCTAGACACACAAGGTGCTATTGAAGAAAACATGCTTTTCTTACAAAGAGGTACTGCATTAGATTTTGATGACATGCTTGCAGCTATTTCTGCTGGTGGTCAAGGTGGTGTTGCTTATGGATTATTTGAAAATTCAGAAGAAATGGCACTTAACTTAGGATTCTCTGGATTTAGAAGAGGTTCTTATGACTTTTACAAAACTGATTGGAAATACTTAAACGACGCTTCTACAAGAGGTGGTATCGTAGGTATCAATTCAATTGAAGGTGTATTAGTACCAGCTGGAACATCAACTGTGTATGATCAAATTTTAGGAACTAATATTCGTAGACCATTCCTTCACGTTAGATATAGAGCTTCTCAAGCTGACGATAGAAGAATGAAGTCTTGGATTACTGGTTCTGCTGGTGGTGCGTTTACTTCAACTCTTGATGCAATGGAGGTTAACTTCCTTTCAGAAAGATGTTTAGTAACACAAGCTGCTAATAACTTTGTATTATTCAAAGGTATTTAACATTTGTATAAGGTAAGGGCGCTTCGGCGCCCAATACCTTTAACTATTTAATTATATTATATTATGTCAAAAAAGAAAAAAGAAGAACAGGTTGAAGAAGTAGTAATTACTGCTCCAGAACCTGTAAAAGAAAAACCAGCTAAAAAAGATAGTTGGGAAATAAAAGATAGAATTTATTTTTTAACAGGTAATAAAAGTCCTATTAGTTTAACTATTCCTGGTAAACATACAAGAAAACACGCGTTGTTATATTTTGATAGTGAACAAGGAAAACAAAGGGAAATAAGATATGCAACTAATATGAGTAGTCCATTTGCTGATGAGCAAAACGGAGAAGTTACATTAGGTCATATAACTTTTAGAGATGGGAGACTTGATGTGCCAGCAAGCAATATTGCTTTACAAAAACTGTTAAGTTTATATCACCCTTTAAAAAATAAATTATACTATGAATACAAACCAGCTGTTATAGCTGAAGATGAAGTAGAAGAATTAGAATTAGAAATTGATGCATTAAACGCTGCAAGAACTATGGATATAGATCAAGCAGAAGCAATAATGAGAGTTGAGGTAGGAAGTAAAGTAAGTTCTATGGCTTCTAAAGAAATAAAAAGAGATTTATTAATATTTGCTAGAAATAATCCAAGATTATTTATAAACTTAGCAAATGATGAAAATGTAATATTAAGAAACATAGCTATTAGAGCTGTTGAAACAGGTATTATACACTTGTCTCAAGATCAAAGAACCTTTCATTGGTCAAGCAATAATAGAAAGTTAATGAATGTTCCATTTGATGAAAATCCTTATTCTGCATTTGCGGCTTTCTTAAAAACTGACGAAGGTGTAGAAATCTATAAATCTATAGATAAAAAACTAAATTAACAAGTGATAATAATATAGGGGTGACATTAGTCACCTCTGTATTATAATAAAAAAAATATAATGGCGGTAAATATAAATACAGTATATACAACAGTCTTGTTTATTTTAAACAAAGAACAAAGAGGTTATATTCCACCAGCTGAATTTAATAGTTTAGCGCAACAAGCTCAAATAGAAATATTTGAATCATACTTTCCTGATGGCAATCAATTTAATAGAGCCAATCAAAATAACACACAGAATGATACAGAGTTTTTTAATATGTATCAAGACAACTCTTACAAACTTTATCCCTTTGAGAAAAATGCTACTTTTACTGTTAATGATCCTTTGGAGCCAGATGCATTTTCTTTAATAGCTAATAGAAACTTATATAGAGTAGGTGAAATTACAGCTACTTATAATAAAACAGGTGCTAATATAAATTCTTTAGTAGATTTATTAAGCAAAAAAGAATATTTAATTACTGAAAGATCAAAACTTACAGCTGCCACAGAAAGTTATCCTATAGCTTATTTAACTAATAGAGCACCAACTCCTGCTGATGATCCTATTTTGATTGTTAAAATAAGTCCAATTCCTGATGCATTAAATATTAATTGTGTATTTTTACCTGAAACTCCTGTTTGGGGTTTTTCAACTGGAACACTAGGGCAATACGTTTATGATGTTGCTTCTTCAAAAAATTTTGAATTAGATATATCAGAACAAACAAATTTAATTATAACTATATTAAAATATGCTGGAGTAATAATAAAAGATCCTGAAGTAGTACAATTAGCAACTCAAGAGGCTGCTAAAGTTGAACAAAACGAAAAATCATAATGGCAAAATTAACAGAAACAAACGCACAGTATTATCAAGGCGCTCAAGGCTTTAGAGAAGATGGAGTTTTTAACGGTGAATATCCTACTACATTTGGTATAGATTTAGAGTTTTATTCATCAGATCCTACAGATGAAAACTATGCAAGAAATAATTTTAAAGTATATACTAGCGCCACAGGTATGCCAGGAACATATGTAGAATTAACTGGTGTTGGTGCTTTTACTGCTGCAAATAATGTTGTTATTTTTAATCCTGGGACACCAGCTCCTGGAACTTTTGTAGTTGTACAACTTAAAAAATTAGACGGTGGTAAGTATGGACAGAATATAAGTGAAAAAGCTTTTGGTGAAACAGTAGATAATAATTATGGTGGTTATGAATATATAAAATTAAACGATATTGTAAATAACTTTATGGTTGGTTACGTCGGCGATGGTAAAGTAATTCAAACATGTAAAAAATCTGATGTTGTTTTCTTTGCTAAAAGAAGTTTACAAGAATTTAGTTATGATACATTAAAATCTATAAAATCACAAGAGTTAACTATTCCAGATACATTATCTTTAATAATACCACAAGATTATGTTAACTATGTGAGTATGGCTTGGATAGATGAGTTAGGTGTAAAACATCCAATATATCCAGCAAATAATTTAACTACTGATCCTTATTACACACCTATTCAAGATGGAGAAGGAGTTCCTACTCAAGATAACTTTGGTGAAAATTTAGAAGGTACATCTATAACAGAAAAAAGATGGAAATCAGCAAACGATAGGTTAATTAATTCTGCTTGGTATGCAAACTTTGAATGGTTTGGTTATGCTAATCCAGATTTATGGAGTTTAAATGGTCCATGGAATTGGGGTAGATTATATGGTATTGATCCTAAAACATCAAACTTTAATGGTTGGTTTGGTATTGATGAAAGAAATGGTAGATTTACTTTTTCAAGTAATTTATTAGGCAAATTAATTGTATTAGAATATATATCTGATGGTTTAGCTTATGATTTAGATACTAAAGTTCCTAAAATGGCTGAAGAAGCTATGTATAAAAGTATATTATATAACATTGTTTCTGTTAGAGCAGGTCAATCTGAAGGTATAGTTCAAAGATATAAAAAAGATAGATACGCGGCTTTGCGTAACGCAAAAATAAGATTATCAAATATTAAACTTGATACATTTATTCAAGTAATGCGTGGTAAATCTAAATGGATAAAACACTAAAATTTAATGGCAAAAGTTGTTAACACCTTTGTTAAAGGTAAATTAAATAAAGACTTAGATGCTCGTTTAGTACCAAACGGAGAGTATAGAGATGCAAAAAATGTTCAAATTAGCAAATCTGAAGGACCTGATGTAGGTGAGTTAGAAAATGTTTTAGGAAATAAGATTACTTCATTAACTTGGTCTTCACCTACAAAATGTATTGGATGGGTTGTAGATGAAGCTAAAAGTTTTGCTTATTTATTTTTAACTGATAATGAAGGTGAAGATTATAATACTTCAGCCGAACATAGAATAGTTCAATATAATGTTAGTACAGATACATTTTTAGATTTAATTTTACCAGCTAGTAGTGCGTTTTTAAATTTTTCACAATTAAATCCAATATATGGTGTAAATATATTAGATGATTTATTATTTTGGACTGATAATCGTAATCAACCTAGAAAAATAAATATTACTAGAGCTGTTGCTGATGGTAGATATTATCTTACAGAAGATCAAATATCAGTTGCTAAATATAGTCCATATGAGCCTATACAACTTTGGCAACAAAGCACCCATCCCGACGCACTCCCTAATAGTTATGAAACTTCAATGAAAAATGTTACTGACTTGTTTTTACCAGGAGGTGGATCATGTCAGACAGATGGAGTATTTGATGGTGCTAGTCCAAATAATAAAATAAAAAACTTAAAAGGTAGATATAGTAGTGGTACCCAAATATATTATGTAAAATCTGATGGTACTATAGGCGATGCCAATGCTACTGTTGTAACTCTTAGCACTGTAGGATCTGTAACGGTTAATCCTGCTGGAGCTGCTCCACCAGCGAATACTTTTATAGCGACATTTCCAGTTATTTTTCCACCTCAAGTAGGTATGGAAATAAATTCTATAAATGGAGTACCTGTTACACCTGCTTCAGCTATACCATCAGGAACTACTGTTGTTTCTTTTGGTACACCTCCTTTAACAGTTACTTTAAGTCAACCGCTTCAAGCCGCGTTAAACTCTGGTGATGTTATTATATTTTCAGGACCACGTAATCCTAACGAAATAGATACTTTACCACAACCAGCAGTACCACCTTTACCTTTACCAGATAATACTACTTTAATATTTGGGACACCTAATCCATATTATAATCCTAATTTTAGTGGTGACCCTGCTTTTTTAGATGATAAATTTGTAAGATTTAGTTATAGGTTTAGATATGATGATAATGAGTATTCTATATTTGCTCCATTTACTCAATCAGCTTTTATACCAAAACAAGACGGATATTTTTTATATGAATCAGGAGGTTTTCCTAGTATTGTAAGAGATGATCAAGCTGATACTTATAGAAGTACTGTAGTAGAATTTATGGAAAATAAAGTAGAAGATATAAACTTAATAATTCCTTTACCTTTTCAAAAATTTACATTATCAAGTAATCTTAAATTAAAAGAAATAGATATTTTATATAAAGAATCTGATGGTTTAGCTGTAAGAGTAATAGATACAATACCAATAGCAGAAATTGCAAACTCTACTGGTAGAGCTCAAGTAGATGCTCCAGCACCAGCTGCAAGTACAACAATACCTTATGATAATCTTGTAGGAACTATTAATGTAGGCGATATTGTAACAGGCGCTTCAATAACAGATTCGCCTATTGTAGAAAGTTTTACTGATACAGAGATAACAGTAAGCACGCCTCAAACAATACCTTTAAATCAAACAATATACATAGGAGATCCTTACACTTACGTGTATAATTATGTTTCTAAAAAACCTATTAAAACATTACCTGAAGATGAATTAACAAGAGTTTTTGATAAAATACCTGTAAAAGCTTTAGCTCAAGAAGTTTCAGGAAATAGAGTTATATATGGTAATTATTTAAACAAACATACTCCACCAGAATTTATTGACTACAATGTTACTGTAGGTAATAAATCTGAATTTAGTATTGCTGATGGAACAGCTTTGGTAAGCGGTAATCAAACTGTTAGTGGAGCTGGTCCTTATGTATTAAATCTAGTAGGAGGTAGTTGGACCGGTGCTTCAGATATAGAAGTTGGAGATGATATTTTAGATTCTACTGGAATTTTTTTAGCTAAAGTTGAAACTGTACCAATACCTAACACACAAATAACATTAGATAGAGTTCCAGAAGGAGGAAGTTTTGCTGGATCTTTTACTTTTTTAAATCAACAAATTTTAACATTTACAGATCCTGGAACAGTAAATCAAAGAACAAGTAAAATAGAATATCCTAATTCTTCTTTAAAACAAAATAGAAACTATCAAGTGGGTATTGTATTATCTGATAGATTCGGTAGACAATCTTCAGTTATACTTTCTAGTAATAAAGATATAATTGAATCAGAAGGTTCAACTTTTATTGGAGACACTATTTATAGTAGTTATATTACAAATGGTGATGATAAACAAGCATTTCCTGGTGAATCTTTAAAAGTATTATTTAACAACCCAATCGGACCAACTGTTAATTCAAACTTTGCATGGCCAGGTATATATAATGGTGATGATACAAGCGATGATTACAACCCATTAGGTTGGTATTCTTATAAAATTGTAGTAAAACAAACAGAGCAAGATTATTATAATGTTTATTTACCAGGTATAATGTCTTCTTATCCAGAAGATCAAGAATTAGAAATAGATAGTTCTTCTCACATTGTATTAATAAACGACAATATAAATAAAGTTCCTAGGGATTTAAATGAAGTTGGTCCTGCTCAAAAACAGTTTAGAAGTTCGGTAAGACTTTTTGGTAGAGTTGAAAACACTGATACTCTAATTGATTACGATTTAATTTCTGGAACAGTAAGAACAAAATCACCTAATATTGGTAGAGCAAATCAACAATATTATCCAGGTAGAATAGCAGACACAGTTTCTACTATTTCTGATATGAGGGATTTATTTGAATATGATCCATTAAATCCTCCAAGACCTAATTATTTTCCTCAATTTTATCAATTTGATTCTAATCCTTTAATAGGTAGAGTTTCAACTATAAATAAAATAGGACAAAATTCAACAACTAATTATTCACCAGCTTCGGCTGTTGTTGATGGAGCATTTATATCTCCTAATTCACTAGTTGACGTAAACAATGTAGCTGGCACTATAACACCTGGTCAATTAGTTCAAGGTCCTAATATACCAGAAAACGTATACGTAGGATCAACTACTCCTCCTTTTCCTGCTACTCCAGTAACACAAGTAGGATTAATAAAACAAGATGGTGTAACAGCTTATGAAGCAACTCTTGATGAAGGTGATACTTTGACTTTTGTACCAGCTGAAAATATACCAGGAGCTTTTCCTTTAACTATACCTGGTATTCAATATTTATCTATTTACGAAACAGAACCTGTTATTTCTAATTTAGATATATATTGGGAAACATCTACAACTGGTTTAATAGAAGATTTAAATAACTTTATATTAAATGAAACATCTGGTGGTAGTGGTTTATTTCCATTAGCAGCGGGTAATTTTAAAGAGGACTTAGGTGCTGCACCTCAAAATGTTTTTGATAATGTTTTTAGGGTTGTAGATCAATTTGGAATAGCGTTAGATCCAGCAGATTTTACTACTATTGATGTATCTTTAGAATCAGTAGTAGATGGTGGTGGAAATAATGTAGATACATTTTTTGCTTTTCCTGCTAGTGATCAAGCTACTGGTTGGAATGTAAAGACTACTGCTACTTATTATAATACAGTATTTTATGGAGATAATCCAGCTGCAAGAAATTTTACTTTTAATTTTTTAGTTACTACCCAATCTATTACAGCGAGTGTACAACCAAGCACAGTATTAACGCCAGTAACACTTAACTTAGGTAATGTTATTCCTACGCTTACACCTAGCGCAAATATAATTACTAATAGGGGAGTTACTACTTCAATACAAACATTAACAGCTACAAATGGAGCTAATAATCCTGCTTTAAGAACACAAGATTTAACTCTAGAAATATATGATATATTACAAAATGGGGTTTCTTTAAGTGATATAGGGGAAAATTTAGATGATTTTTTTGTATTAGGTCCACCTACTATAGTCGCAAACGAATTAACAAGAGATTTATTTTTTGCATCTCCTCCACCTCCAGTCGCTACTTACAACATAAAAGTAAGAGCTTCAGATGCTGGTGGAGATAATGAAGAAGAATATGGAGTTGTTTTAGACCAGTTAACAGCTGTGCAAGATCAAAAAATTACTGGTATAGTTAGATTTGATGATGAAGGTGATGATCAAGGTCCATGCCCAAGCATTGGCGCTATACAAATTAGAGTGAATGCATCTGCTATTCCAAGTCAAAATGGATATTATTTATTTATAGGTTATCAAGGAGGAAACTTTAATCAATTGACTAATAATACTAACACTATAACAATAGATAGGACAAACGCTTTCACAGGTAGCGCAGGTATAAATTGTAATGGTCCAACAGCTGGAGGTGGTGGAAGTACTAATATATTTTATTTTACAGATACACCTGGTGAAGATTTTAGTGATTTAAGAGCTCAAGCTGTTGCTGATAATTGTACAGCATATACAGAAGATTGTAGTGGAAATAATCCACAATGGGATACAGATCCTTCTGTTCCTGGAAGTTTAGCTACTGAAATTGATATATCAGATTTTTTCGTGGAAATAATATAAAAAACATGTAATAATAAATTATGAGTGCAGCTATAGAAGTAAAATATTTTAACACTTTTATTCTTAAAAAGGTAATTAGTGATCCAGGACTTGGAGGTGGAATACCAATTTATAATGGATCTTTTGGTATACCTAAAAATTTAATAGGATCTTATCCAGTACAAAATCCAATTCTTTTTCCAGATCAACCTGAAAACTGGGTTATTGAAGAGTCAAGAATTAGAGGTGGATTTAACAATACTACTGTAGATTTTGGAGCTAAAGCATATTTAGTTGAAGAAGAACCAGCGGGATACATTAGATTTAATGCTTTAATATACTCAGGTATATTTAATTCAAGAACAGGAATAAATGATACAAATGTTTTTTCTACAGCACAAGAAATAACGAGAGCAACTGACCCAGCAAATGGATCTATTCAAAAACTATACGCTGAAGACACTAATTTATATGTATTTCAAGAATTTAAAACTAGTCAAGCGTTAATAGATAAAGATGCTATATTTTCTGCAGAAGGCGTAGGAACTGTAACATCGACAAATTTAGTTATAGGTGTAATTCAACCTATACCAGGAAAATATGGTATATCTCAAAATCCAGAAAGTTTTGCAGTATATGGATATAACAAATATTTTTCAGATAAAAATAACAATGTAATATTAAAATTACAAGGCTCTAATATAGTTGAAATATCTCAATTAGGTATGAGAGATTACTTTAGAGATGAATTAAATAACTTAGATTTAGGAAATACATCTGGTAGAGTAGTTGGTGGATGGGATATATATAATGATCAATATATTGTATCAACTCAACAGGTAACAGTAGGAAGATCAGCTACTGGCAGTTATAACACTGTAACTTTTGATGAAGGTGTTCAAGGTTGGACAAGTTTTTTCAATTACAAACCTGACCAAATATTTAGTATTAATAATAATTTATATACAGCAAGTGAAAATGGTTTGTATAAACATTATAGTACTTTAGTTCCTAGAAATCAATTTTATGGAGTAGATTATCCCAGTAGTATTACTGTAATATTTAATCCTGAACCATTAAGATCAAAAACTTTTAGTACTATAACTTATGAGGGTAGTAATGGTTGGGGAGTAAGTTCTTTAATTTCAGATGAAACAGGTAAAGATACTAATGGTAACACAACTTCATATAATTTTACTACTGATTCTATTTTACCAATAGCAAGTTATTATGAAGGAGAATATGCTTATGACGCAAATAATAATGTTATAGTAAGAGCAGATTATAATTTAGCACCGCCTAATGGGTTTGGTACTTATGATCCAGCAGTTCCAAGATTTCATGCTGGATTTGATAGAAAAGAAAATAGTTATACAGCTAATGTTATTAATAATGCAGCGCCTTCAAGTGGTGAGGTTTTATTCGGTAACTTTATAAGTGGTATAAAAGGATATTATACAGAGGCAACTTTTGTCACAGACACAACAACAGATCCAGGAGGGGTAAAAACTTTATTCTCTGTAGGATCAAAATTCGATTCAAATAATGGATATTAATAATAAAAATTTAAAATTATGCCAGGACCAGCAGCAGGATTAATAGTAGGCGGAGCTGTTAAAGTTCTAGGAGGTATTTTTGGAGCAAGCGCAGCTAAGCGTGAGGCTAGACGTAGAGAAGCGCAAGCACGTGCGTTAGAAGCTAAATTAAACGATTTAGAAGCTAATAGACAAGAAATCATAAATCCATATGAAGACGTTGTAAACTTAAGTAGTATGCTTAGTAATCCATTTAATCAGTTAAGTGTAGCAACTCAAGCTACAGAAATGCAGATGGAACAAACTGATATTGCATTAGCTAATACATTAGATACTATTAGAGCAACAGGTGGCGGTGCTGGTGGCGCAACTGCTTTAGCTCAAGCTGCTTTACAGTCTAAAAAAGGTATTGCTGCTGATATTGAGCGACAAGAAGTTGCTAATGAAAAACAAAGATTAGCTGGTGAACAAACACTACAACAACAAAGAATGGCAGAAGCTCAGCGTATACAATCAGCTGAAGTATCTGGTAAACAATTTGTATTCAATGCTACAGAACAAAGAGAGATGCAGCAGCTTAATAGATTATCTAGTCAAATAGGTGCTCTACGTGGTGCAGCTGCTCAAGCTAGAGCTGATTCAACAAATATGATGATGGGAGCGATAGGAGCTGTAGGAGATACTTTAGGTTCAGCATTTGGAGGATAATAATTACAAAAAATGGAAGATAAAAATATAAGAATTAATTTACAAATAAAGCAGCTTAATCAAAGTAATATATTAGGTTACGATGAAAGATATATAAGCGGCTCTTCAAATTATAACTTTGCTTTATTAGATAATGCTTATAAAGATACTGGTAAAGTGTATGCTAAATTGAAAACTAGTATACAAAACAATGATTGCATGGAACCAGGTTGTAAACAAGAAACAGAAGCATTAAAAAACTTAATGAATGCTCCGCAAATGAGTTTAGATTTTTTAGCTAATTTAACATCACAGCTAACAGTTACTGATGATAATTATTATGATGTAAATCAGGATTATAGATACATGTTAGCTAATGCTATTATGAACGGTAAACCTGGCTTTGATATAAACAGTGGTTATGAAGTTGTTTTACAATTGTTACCTGATGGATCACAACAAATATTTTTTGATGGTCCAATGTTTGAAGAAGCTTTAATAATAAATAGTGCTTCATTAGAAGCTTTATTAGAATCAGGAACAAATATTGTAGCTGAAACACCTGACATTAATAAAGACATGCTTAGATTATTAGGTGAAGTTGGTGTTATGGGTGCTGGTTCTATAAATCCTGAAACTGGACAACTTACTCCAAGAGCTAAAATATCTGAAGAATTTGTTTTAAAAAATTCAGATGGTAGTTTTGATTACGAAATTATAGACATAGGTGGTGGCAAAGGTAGAAATATATTAAAATATGATCTTGATAAAATTGAAAGAAAAGTAACTCCTTTTATAAATGCTGAAGTATCAGGTTTATTAGCAAATGAACAAGAAGCGGTTGCAGCTTGGAACGTATTTATAGGTCGTATGAGTACAACAGAAGAAGATGATCAAATGGTTCAAAACGCTAATGCAGGTAGTTTATCTTGGAATTACAATGAGGTTTTACCACTTTCTCAAAGAAACAAAGAAATATTTATGTTAAAGTATAGAAATTATTTTTTCCATAATTATTTAAAACAATTTACAACTAATCAAATACCTACAGTAACAGCAGACGCGGCAGTGTTTGACTTAAGTGAAGGTAAAGAAAAACAGGCAGACGAGTTTTTAAAAAGAAACCCAGCAAATTAAATTAAATGACAGAGAAGGAATTTATAATGTCTTTGCCACAAGGGCTAACTGAAGATCAGAAAAAAGAAAGAGTAGCTAAGTGGAGACAAGAAAATCCTCAACCTAAAAAGGAAGAACAACCTAAACAAGTTGAAGACAAATCAGATTTACCTATTGGCGCAGCTGGACCTGCTGGTGAACCTCCTAAAAAAGAAGAACCTAAAGAAAAAGAAAAACCTGAAGAAAAAGAAGTTGAAGTAGATAAAACTGAAGATGTAAAAGAAAGTCCAGGTGCTGATGCTACTAAAGAAAAAGTAGAAAAACCAGCTTATGATATGAATAGCGCTAGCTATAATGCATTCATTCAAAAAGAAAAAGCTAAAGAAATACAAGATCAACTTAAAAATCAAGATGCTTCAACAGTACAGGGAGAATATGTAACACCTAATGGTCAAAAGCTCGGTGAAGTAATTACAGATGGTAGTGGCTGGGAATATAAAATGGAAGCAAATCCAGATAACCCTGCACAACCATTGTTTTATACTAGAAAAGTTGGTGATACTGACTGGATTAACGCTAGTAATCATGGAAATAAAGAAGGTGATGCTTTAGCTAAATCACAAATAGCTGAGGCTTCTATAGCTAATTTATTTGGTTTATCTGATTTTGATGATTCTAAAAGAAAAGAATATTTTGAAGCAGATCAAGCTGCAAAAAAAGCTAACTTAGAAGAGTTAAGAAAAAAGAGAGAAGCTTATAAAAAAAGACAAGAACAAGGATATACTGGTTTAATATTAGGTGAAGATATGGAGTGGGATAAAGACCAAAGTTTCCTTGAAAATATATCAGAAATTAAATTTGGCGAAACAATAGCTAAAGGTATTGGAGATACTGTTGGGTTTATAGTTGATGCTGGTTTAAATCAAAGAGATGCAAAAGCTAAAGTTGTAAATGCATTAGATTATTTAGGTATTATTGATAAAGGTGATACTACACTGGCTGATGCATCACTTGTTCAAGGTTTTACTCCTGAAGGTTGGATAAATAATATAATTAAAGAGTACACTGATTTTGATGAAGATAGCAAAGCTTTATATGGTGAGGACTATGATTTGTCTGAAGAAATGGCTGACAAAGTAGAAAGCGGTGTGTTAGCTATTGGTATGTCACTGATGTCTGCTCCTGCATGGATTCAAGATCATTTAAAAGTAGGTGAAGATTTAACTAAAGGAACTGTTTGGGAAGGAATGCCTAAAAAGTTTTTACAAGAGGGTATGACTCCATCAATATTTAAACCTTTAATGATGTTAGGTGATAAAATTAGTATTCCACAAAGTCTAAAAGACACACTAACAGATATGGGTTTAAATGGAGAACAATATAACAATGTTGCAGATATTATATCTCTAGGTTATGGTCAAGGTTTTTTATTAGATAGTGAAGTAGCTGCTGCAGGACAAGTAGCTTATGAAGAGTTTTCAGAACAAGTTGATGAATTAAATGCTGGTATCGCTCAATTTGATAACTTTGCTTCTGATGAATTTGGAAATACTATAGATTATCTTAAAGAAGGTGATACAAAAAAAGCATTAGGTGCGTTTGTAACAGGTGCAAGTAGAATTACTGCAGACGCTGTAGGATCACTACCGTCAGTCGCACAGTCTATGATTCCTTATGTGGGTATTGCTTCTATTGTAGTAGGTGAAGCTGCTAAGGCTAACATGGAAAGTAAATTAGAAGGTAGAGAATTAAATGCTGCAAGATTATTTCATTCTAATGTAATTGGTGCGTCTGAAGGTTTATTAGAACTTGTTACTAAAAAAATTGGAGGTAGAATGTTCAAAAGTTTATCGGGTAAAGGATTACCTAAACAAGCTATAAACAAAACATTAAAACAATGGGGTATACAAGTAATGAAAGATTTTGGTGCTGAAGGTTTATCTGAAAGTGCTACTTTATTAATAAATAGTCTTGCTGATCAAGTATATAAAGGTGATGATAGAAACAATGACGGAGTTATTGATGCTAGTGAAAGATCTCGTAAAGGGATGTTTGGAAAGAAATGGTTACCAGAGTTTGGAGAATTAATAGATACTTTCTTAATTGGTGGTGTAATGGGTGGTGGTATGAGCACTGTTACTGCAGGTAGTAGTTTAATAAGAAACACTATTGATTATAGAGGTATTAAAAATAACTTAGGTCAAACTGGTGTTAATAGTTTATCGAATTTATTTGGTGATTCAAATCCATTAAGTGGCTTTGATAAAAATAGTACGCTGCCAAAAAGAGAAGATGATGTATTACCTGAAGATATTACTGAAAAAGAAGCTGTTGAATATTTAAATCAAAAAAATAAACAAAGAACTAAAAGGGGAGAAGGAAGTAGATTAAATACAGCTGAAGCAATATCTGAAGCAAAAACAGAACTAGCTAATAAAAAAAATAATGAAACAGCTGAAACTAGACAAGCTGATAGTATTATAGAACTAGCCACTAATCCAGCAACTGAAAGGTTTTTAGAAACAGATTTACAAAGACAAGTAAAATCTGGTGACATGAGTACTACTAGAGCGGATGAAATTAGGTCTAATTTTAGAAGTCAACAACAAGCTGCGTTAGCTGTTAAAAGTCAAGGTATAACTGGTACAAAAGGAGTAGAAGCAATGAATCTGCTACAGGAAAAACAAGCTATACAAGAAAATATTAAGAAAACTGACGATGCTTTTAATGTTCAAGATAAGCAAAGATTAGATGAAATAAACACTAGATTAGGTGAAATAAAAACTGAATCATTAACTGATTCTACTGCTGAAGCTATAATGAAAGGTGATGAAAGAGGTCAAGCCATAGCTGAGAAACTAGGTATTGGATATACGGCAGGTGATCAATCAACAGTTGATAATAAAATAAAAGAACTACAAGATAAAGGTGGAGATATAGATACTAAAAACTCTACTGAATATGGAACTTTTGTAACAATGCCTGATGGTAGTAAAGAAATTATTATAAATAATGATATTGCCATGGAAGATAGAGTTGTAACAACAGCTCAACATGAAGTATTACATGGTGTATTAAAAACAACATTTGATAATAATCCAGAGGTTGTTATAGAAATGGGTAAATCTTTATTAGCAGAGTTACAAAATAATCCAGGAATAACTCTTAGTCAAGATTTTTTAGATAGAATAAAACAATATGAAACTGATTTAGCTAATGGTGTAATTGATGAAGCTACTTTCTTTGAAGAAGTTATGACATTGACAAGTGAAGGCTTGACAGATGGCACTATTCAAATGAATGAAACAGCTTTGATGAAACTTGGTGATATAATTAGAAGAGCTTTATCTGCACTAGGAATAAATGTTACTTTTAAATCTGGTAATGATGTTTTAAATTTTATTAGAGATTACAATAAAAGTTTTGAAAAAGGTAAATTAGATCGAGGTCAAAGAAAAAGAGCTAAAAAAGGTATCAAAAAAACGAAAATACCTAAAACAACTACAGGTAGAAAATCTTCTAAAGCTAAAAGTGATTTACAAGGAGTTAGTGTTATAGATAATTTAATTGAAGAAAATCGTGAAATTGGTAATAAAATATTAGCTGCTAAAAATGAAACAGAACTTAAAGCTAGAAAGAAAAAAATACAAGATTTAGATACTCAAAATAGTGCTAGTGAATTAAGAGCTAAACTTAAAAATGCAAAAGGCGAAAACAAACAAGATATTGAACTTGCATTACAAGAAAAATTTAAAGATTTTTCACAGGCAGTTAGAGATGCCGCGTTAGATGTTTATACTGGAAAAACAACGCAAAAGAAGTCTAAAAGAAGAACTACAAAAGAGCTTTCTCCAGAAACTGAATTATTTATGGAGTTTCCTAATGATGTTTTACAACAAGCATTAGTAGCAGATGTTATTCAAAGAAACAAAGCTAAAAAAGACGGTACACAATTTGATAGTAAAAACATTTTACCAATGGCTGAAGCTTTTGTAGAAAACAACTGGGGTTTAATTAGTCCTCTTCTTACATATAATAAAAATTCTATTGAAGAAACAAATATAGCTAAAGAAATTATTACAGATCAATTAGCTGGTATGTTTGAAGGATCTGGTGTTGTACAGTTTGGTACTAAACAATATTCACCTAGAAATACAAGTGCGTTACAAGGTTTTTCATTAGATCCTGAAGGTGGAACTGCAGCGGCTCAAGTTAATACTTATATAGTTGAAACATTTAATAAAAGAAAACCTGAAATTAATGCAGCTATAGTTGATCAAATAGGCGTTGGTACTGAAGTAAATCAGGATATTACAAAGCAACAAATTGAATCAAAACCTAAAACGCAACCTGTAGTTAGAAAAAGAAGTCCTAGAGCTTTAAAAAAATATAATGATACTTTTTTAACTAATTTAGAAGCACAAGATAAAACAGCTGCAGATAAAATAATAACTGATGCTATTGAAGCAGATATGGCTGCAGATGGTATACCTAAAACATATGGTAAAGCTAGAGCAGGTGAAAACTTAGGTGAAGTGTTAGGTAAAGCTTTTGGATTAGATCCTAGAGTGTTTACAGATAAAAGCTGGAATATAAAGCAAGGCGATAAAAAAGGTTTAAGTAATTTAAGACAACATCTATTTGCTAATGCTCAAAAAGATTTTAGTCTATTACCTGATGCTTATGCTGGTCCTAGTAAAGTAGAAGGTAAATCTACTTTTATACCAAACAATGTTTTAAAAGCTTTATACAAAAAAGGTGCTGATGGTAAATATAAAAAAGACAATAGTAAAACATTAAAGGATTATATAAACTTATTAGGTGATATTGATGGACAAATATATAGAGCTTCTGAAGCTCAAACAATAAAAGGTTTAGCTGATTTATCATTTAGAAATATAATTGTAGAACAAGCGGCTGCTAAATTAGAAGGCGATGAAAAACAGTCTGTAAAAGCAGGTGCTAAGTTTTCTTATAGAAGAAATTTAGAAAATAGTACAAAGGATAAAGAAGCTGTAGATAAAAGAAGGAATCAAGAAAAACAAACATTAAAAAAATACGATGGCGATCTTTTAACTAAAAAAGGTTTAAATCAAGCTTTAAATGAAGCTGGCCAAGTACAAGGAGTAGAAGGTGCTTTAAAAATGTTAGGTTATGGGGCTAATGCTTTAAAAACTGATGACACCCAAATGCAAGACATAATTGAAGAGTTTGTTGAAGAGGTCGCAGTTAATCCTTTTATGCCAGTAGAATTATTAGAATCTCTTAACTTAGCTAATTTTGGAGCTAAAAGTTTTAGAGCTTTTGATTTACAAAAACAAAAAGGAGGTCCTAATAAAACTGAAAAAGCAGATTTTAAAAAATCAGATTTAAAATCACCGATAAATCCAAGAGCAAAATACTATAAAGTTATAAAAAGTGATGGTAGTTTTACTTTTGTAAAAGGAATACAAGGTAAAGCAAAAACATACACGCAAAGTCAGACATTACCCGATGGTACTATAGTAAGCAAAGGTGATAAAATATACACATTAAAAAATGGAACTCAGGTAAAAGCAGGAACTAAAGGTGCTAGAGTAGTTTATAGGTATAAGGTACCTTCTTTAGAATCAATGAGAAATCAAGTTGGTGATTCTGAAGCTAATTTTGTACCTAATAAAGGTGGTATGTTTTGGAGTACAGAAAGTGATCCAAACTATATTAAAGCAAAAAAACTAGCAGAGCAAAATAGTAAAAGACCAGAAAATAAAAACTATATTGAAAAAATTAAAAAAGCTAAACGAGTCAAAATAGATAAAGATGGAAATCTAATTATACCAAAAGGTGTAACAAAAGCACAAGCTGATAAAAATAATAAAGAAGCGGTAAAAGCTACTTACCAGCAAATTACTTTAGCGACAGAAAATGGTATGGGTTTATTAATGGCTGCTAGACTTACTAGACATGGTTATCAAAGTACAAATGGTATATACAAAATGGGTGTTCCTTTTATAGGAAAATCTGATTTAATAGGTCAAGGTGAAGGTAGGCAAAGAACAGAAGAACATAGTCCTCCAGTATCAATTAATGGTAGTAGTTATATAACTTCTTTAGCTAGTGAAATACTTAGTGATTTTAAAAACGGTGAAGCTATGAAGACAGCTACCGCTATAGTAAAAAATTCTTTTCAAATATTAATAGATATTGCAACTGACAATGCAATGAATAATAATGGTTATAAAGAAAAAATTTTACAAAACACTAATGTTAGGCAATCAATAGCAGCTCCTGGAAGAATAACTACAGGTACTCGTAAAGGTAATCGTTCTCCATTAGAAAAAATTAAGACCTACGATAACAAAGGTAGGCTTACCAAAGATACACTTGCTGATAAAACAGGTATTACTCAAAGTAAATCGTCTAAACGAAGATTTAATAATAATCCCTCTGCTTTAAATTATCAAAATAATTTAATTAGAGATAATGCTATTGATCCTGATGCTTTATCAACAAGCGATGCTAAGAAAAGATTAAATGTTTCTATGCCTGTACAAGATGCTAAAAATGATAATGTTATAAAAAACAGTAAAAATTTAGGTCCTATTATTCAAGATAATAATATTACAGCTGAAAAAATGAAAACTGTTTTAGTTAACTCAAATAAAACTAAAGCAAGAGCAGCTGAAATAGATCCTAAAAGAAAAGGTATTAGTGTTTTTGATTTTGATGATACACTAGCAAAAACAAAAGAAACTGTAATAGTTACTATGCAAGATGGTACAACTAATGAAATATCAGCTGCAGAGTTTGCAAGATCAGCTGTTAAATTAGAAAACGATGGTGCAACTTTTGATTTTAGTAATTTTGATAAAGTAGCTGAGGGTACAGGTGAAGGACCTTTAGCAGAATTAGCTAGAAGACGTCAAGAAAAGTTTGGTAGTAAAGATATATTTGTACTTACAGCAAGACCTCAAATAGCTGCAACATCAATTAAAACATTTTTAGATGGCATTGGTTTAAATATACCTTTAGATAATATTACTGGTTTAGAAGACGGATCTCCACAAGCTAAAGTTGATTGGTTATTAAATAAAACTGCTGAGGGTTATAATGACTTTTTCTTTGCTGATGATTCATTTGCAAATGTAAAAGCAGCTCAAGAAGTATTAGATGCTATTGATGTAAAAAGTAAAGTCAAACAAGCTAAATCTAGTAAAAGAAGAAACTTAGATAAAGATTTTAATAAAATACTAGAAGAAGTAACAGGTAAAGAATCTTTTAAAAAATATTCTGACGTAAGAGCTAGATTAGAAGGTAAGAAAAAAGATGGCGGTATATTTAAAAGAATTGGTAGACAGTTTACTATTACACCATCAGCTGATGATTTTGCTGGATTAACATATGCTTTTAGGGGAAAAGGCGAACAAGGTAATAGACATGCTGAGTGGATAGAAGAAAATTTAATACGTCCTTACAATAGAGGTGAAATGGCTTTGTTATCAGCTAAAGTATCTGTTGCTAATGACTTCGCGGCGTTAACAGCTAAGTTTCCTTCATTAAAAAGAAGTTGGAAAAGACCATTTTCAAATCCATTGTTAAAAACTATAGGTGATACTGTTTACACAAAAGAACAAGCTGTAAGAGTTTATTTATGGAATAAACAAGGTATGGATATACCTGGTATGTCAAAAAGAGATATTGCTGAATTAGTGAAACTAGTTAAAGAAGATGCTGAGTTAAATGTATTTGCAGATGAATTACAGTTAATACAAAAAATGGAAGAATATCCTAAACCAGGTAAAAATTGGTTAGGTGGAGGAATTAAAGATGATATATTAAACGGTTTAGATGGTTCGTTTAGATCAGAGTTAATGGCTGAGTTTAATGAAAATGTAGACATTATATTTACTCCTGAAAATTTAAATAAGTTAGAAGCTTTATTTGGAACTAAATATGTAGAAGCTTTAAAAGATTCTATACGTAGAATGAAGTCTGGTAGTAATAGACCTGTTATAACTGGTAGTGGAGCTAGAGCTGTTAACGAAATGTTAGACTGGTTAAATGCTTCGGTTGCAAATGTTATGTTCTTAAACGTAAGATCTGGACTATTACAAACATTATCTACGGTAAATTTCATAAATTGGGGTGATAATAATATGTATGCGGCTGCTAAAGCTTTTACAAGCAAAGAAATGTGGCCTACATTTTTAAAATTAATGAACTCTGATTACTTAGTAAATAGACGTGATGGTTTAAAAATTAATGTAAATGAAGCCGAACTTGCAGACGCTGCAAAAAAAGGAGGTATTAAAGGAGCATTTAGTTTTTTAATGGATAAAGGTTTTGTTATTACTAGAATCATGGATAGTTTTGCAATTGCTTTAGGTGGCGCGCCATTTTTTATTAATCGTAAAAAAGCCTTGTTAAATAGAGTAAATCCTAAAACTGGTAAATTATATACTGAGCAAGAAGCTGAGGCAAAAGCTTTTGAAGATTTTTATGCTATTGCAGAAGAAACTCAACAGTCTAGTAACCCCAGTAAAATATCATCTCAACAAGCTAGTATAGCTGGTCGTGTATTATTATCGTTTCAAAACGTAACAATGCAGTTTAATAGAAAAGCTAAAAAATCTATATTAGATCTTTATAATAGACGTAGAAAACCAGGTATGACACAACGTGAAAGTGATTTAAGTAATTTGTCTAGTGTTATATACTATGTTGGAGTACAAAATTTAGTGTTTAATGCGTTGCAACAAGCTTTATTTGCTTTAGCATTTGATGATGATGAAGAAGAGCATAATCTAACTAAACAAGAGAGATATGCTAATGTGGCAAATGGTATGGCAGATTCATTATTATTTGGACTTGGTTTTGGTGGAGCAATTATAGCTACTATTAAAAACTTAGGCATGAGAATAAATGAAGAAAATAAAAAGAATAGACCTGATTATAGAGATATACCTGATGATGTATTTGATGTTAGTTCTGTAATAGATGCTAAATATAGAAAACTTAAAACAGCTGCAAGAACTTTTACATTTAATAGAGAGGAAATTATGAGAAGAGGTTGGAGTCCTGATAATCCTGCTTTTTTAGCATATGCCCAAATAGTTGCTGCATTTACTAACGCTCCTATAGATAGAGTTTTACAAAAAATGAATAACTTAAGACAAGCAACTGATGAACAAACAAGAACTTGGCATAGAATAGCTTTAGCTTTAGGTTGGAACGGTTGGAACTTTGGTTTACCATATTGGGGAAGACAAAGTACTATTGATCGTGAAAAGAAAGAAGATGAAAAAGTAAAAGCAAACTATGAAAAACAAGTTAAAGAAGTTAAAGCAAAAGGATTTACTAAGAAAATACCATTATCAGGACCAAATCATTATAAACCAGAAGGTGAACTTGGTGTAGATTATATGCAAGTAGAAAGACCTAATGGCGCGATACAGTATTACGTAAAACACACAAAATGAAAGAAAAAATTAAAAAATTTGTAGATAAACTACAACAACTTTGGAATAAATTATTATATAAATTAATGTTTAAAAAATATAAATAAAATGAAAAACTCTATTTTAATCTTATTATTATTATTTTCTATGACTACATTTTCACAAGAAGTAAGAAAGAAATGTATAACAATAGAAGAAGAAAAATTACCTAACTATAAAGTAAAAGTAATTAAAACAAACCACTGTGTAGAACCTAAAGAAATAACTATTAGATCTTATATTGTTACAGAGTGGGAAAAGAAAAAAAGAAAAAAACGTAAAAAAAGAAAAAATGAACAATGAAACAAATTTTAACTGTCCTCTTTGCGGCGGTATTTGCGGTCTCTGCTAATGCTCAAGATAAAAAAGGTTTATTTAAAAGTATATACGAAGATTTATTTGAGTATAGTACAATTTATTTAGCAGGTGATATACAAAATCCTAAAGAACAACCTAAAGATTATTTTGTAAGAACTAATCCTAGTGGAAATATATATGAACCACCAGTTGTTGTTGATGGCACAGACTATTATGACTATGATTATCGTTATGGTTTTGGTATTAGAAAAATTGCTAGGTTTGATTATGAGGTTAAAGGCAAAAACTATTATGATGGGACTGAATCTAACGTAGGTTTAGCAGCTTCTAACTCACCGATTAAAGGTTTTGAATATCTAGTACATGTTGAAAAAGAAAGATCCAGAGATGAAATATTTAAAAATCATCGATATTTCTTAAAACATAGCGGTAAATATCATATTGCTAAAATAGAAAGTAGAAAACAAGGTAAAGTTAACTTTAATTATAAGTCAGCAGAACTAAGAGCTAAATTACCTATTGGTAAAAAGTTTTCTTTAAATGCTGGTGCTATGTACCGTACACATGAAAGAGCTTATGGATATAATCCAATTGAAATATGGTTGAATGAAACAGATGAAAACGGTTGGCCAGTTAATTATTGGTATCAATTAGGTTATAACTATGGTTACACTGATCAATGGGTTACTATTAATATTGATGGTGAAGATGTTTACGATTATTATTGGTATGATCCACAAGGTAATGAAGTAGCGTATACTGATTTACAGTTTCGTGACACTATATTTGAATCATTAATTAATCGCTATAATAACGAGCAATGGGATTTATTAGATGAGTTTGGTGTAGTTTCACCTGTTGTCGGTTTTGACTTTTATCACTACAAAAATAACTTTTGGCTTCATGCTTATGGTTCTTATTTATTACCATATCATAAGTATGTTAAAGGTGATGAAGACTTTAGTTATTTAAATAGAAATAATTGGGGACTTGGAGGATTAAGACAAGACTCTGATTTAGAGCAATGGGAAGACTATCAAGCTGGTGTAGTCTTTGGTTGGAAGTTAAACAAAAACCTAGGTATATTTGTTGAAGGCGAATACACTAAGTTTTGGGATAGTAAAATATATAACAGTTCAGTTGGTTTAAACATAACACTTAAATAAAATGGCAGGAGCACCACAAATAGGAGAAGAAACTAAAGTAACGTTAGATCTTAAAACAATAGGTATGATAGTAGGTTTTGTAATAACCTTAGCAGGTATGTGGTTTGGATTACAAGCAGATATAGCTGAGGCGAAAACATTACCTGAACCAGCTATTGATAGAATAGAGTATGATTTAAAAGACGAATTGATTCGTCAGACAATTATGGATACTCAAGAAGATGTAGAAGAAATAAAAGAAACTATCGATAAAATAGATGAAAGATTGTACGAGATACAAAGTAAACAAAGATAATGAAATATTTAAATATAATATTACTTTTACTATCATTTAATGTAAATGCTCAAGAGTGGATTACAGATGATAATTTTGAAAGTAAGATAAATGAAAAACAAGCTTTTGGTGATAATCAAAACAAGCCTGTAATAGTAGAGTTTTATGCTAAATTTAACGATGCTAATAAGTTTGATCAATGGCAAGAGCTAACAGATGTTATATATTATAGAGCAGACATAGCGACGTGCCCAGCTGCTAAAAAGAAATATAGGGTACGTATGGCGCCGACATTAATTATATTTAAAGATGGTATAAAAGAAACCGTTTTTAAAGCAGGACTAGATTTAATGTTACCGGCAGATTTAAATGAAATACAAAAAGCAGTTAATGAGGTAAATACTGCTAGTCAATTTTAAAATGAAAAAAAGAAAATTAAATAGTACAAATCCTAAATATTATCCAATTAAAGAAGAAGAAGTAAAAGAGAGAAAAGAATTAATAGCTACAATACGTAAAGGCAGAAAACGTAATATACACGTTTATGCGGTGTTTAGCGAAATAGAATAATTATGAGTTCACCATTATACGGAAAAATTAGCGCTGCTTGTAAAGCTGCAGCAAAAAGAAAGTTTAAAGTTTGGCCAAGTGCTTATGCTTCAGGTTGGGGTGTAAGATGTACAAAAGCTGGTGGTCCACAAAATTACGGAAATAAAAGTAAGTAATGGCTAAAGCATATAGAGGAGTTTTAAAAGCTCGTATAAACAAACTATATGGCGGAGATGTTACTTGTAGTAAAGTTAACAAATTAAAATCACGCAAAGAAGCTACTAAGCGTGATGTGCAATTAGCTAACTGGTTTATTAATATGCAAAACTGTAGAAGAAAATGACATATATATCACCATTTCATAAAGACAAAACTCTTTCAAGTGTTGTATCACAATTAAAGAAGGCTTCTAAAATGCATTTAGCTCAAGCTGATATAGTACAAGATCATATAGAAGAAATGAAACAAGGATCACCTGTTAAAAAACAAAAAGGCGGTGGTACAACTAAAACTTGTTTACCTGCTTCTAAAATAAGAAGCTTAAGTAAAGAACAAAGAGAAAAACTAGTTAACTCTAAAAGAGCAGCTGGTGCTAAAGGTAAATATAAACGATCATCTAAAACAAATGTAAAAGGAGCTCGTAAAAAAGGAGCTACGTTACGTGACTGGTTTGAAAAAGAAGACTGGAGAAGAGTTGATGATCCATCTAAAAAATGTGGAGAGTAATGAGTACACCAATTAAACATTGTGCTGCTAGTGTAATGCACACTAAAGTATGGAACGAAATGCGAGCTAGACAAGCTGCAGCTGGTAGAGGTTCAGGTAATAAAATAGGTATTAAGCACGCTGAAGCTAAACGTACAGCGCCTTTTAAAAATAAAATAGACGGACTAGAACATGACCAATTACCTCCAAAAGCTAGAAAAATACATGAAAGAGATCATGAGAAAGGAGTTTTTTTTATTAAAGAAGAAGCTTACGAAAAGCAAAATAGAAAAATGCGAGCTGAGCATAAAAAAGATACTGGTAAAACATTAGGTGAAAGACAAACAAAAGGTACAGGAAAACGTAGAGTATCGTTTGCTTGTAGATTTGCTGGTATGAAAGGATCTATGAAAGATAAAAAAGGAGAACCTACTAGATATGCCATGGCATTAAAGAAGTGGGGTTTTGGTAGTAGAGAAGCTGCTAGAAACTTTTGTAATAAAAATAAAGAAAAATAAAATGTATACATCACCATTTTTTAAACGCATGGGTGAATTTAAACACTCTGATGCACCAGATGCTAAAGGTAAATTTAATGATCTATCAGCAAGTGCTTTAGCTAGTTGGTTAATTAAAACTAGAAAAGGTAATTTAAAAAAGATCATTGGTAGTTTAAATCAACAAGTTGTATTCAACAGAAAGAAAAGACCTAGCTATGCTAAGAAAATGAAAACAACTATGAATATTGTAAGAAAAAGATTAGGTAAAGATGAAGATAAGTCATAACATAACTTATGCTGAAGCAATACACTCTAATACTGCAAAAAGAAAAGGTATAGACAATACACCTAATCCAACGCAAGTAGAAAATATGAAGCTTACAGCAGAAAAAGTATTTCAACCATTACGAGAGTGGGTTGGTGGACCAATAAAAGTAAATAGTTTTTTTAGATCACCTGAGCTTAACGAAGCAATTGGTGGATCTAAAACTTCACAACATTGTAAAGGTCAAGCAATTGATATTGATGATGTATATGGTTATAAAACAAATGCAGAAATGTATCACTGGATAAAAGAAAATTTAGATTTTGATCAAATGATATGGGAGTTTGGAACAGATATGAATCCTAATTGGGTACATATATCATACGTATCAAAAGAAGATAACAGAAATAGATGTCTAAAAGCTTATAAAGACGAATATAACAAAACAAAATATAAAACGATATGAAAAATAAAACACATTTAAATATGCCTGGTTTTAAATTACCACACATGGGTAGTGAAAAGCAAGTTGGTCCTTATAAGTCAGCTTTACATTTTGGCCATAATAGACTTAATCCATTTGCACCAGAGGAAAAAGTTCCTAGTTTTCAAGAAACATTTATGACTGGTGGCGCTATGGGTGCTGGAGTTGGAAGTAGTGGTGGTGGTTTAACAGATGATGAAAGAGCAGAAGCTAATAGATTACTTGATAGTGTTAAAAGTACTTACATGGATAGAGAATTTAAAAGAAAAGGAAGATATGATCAAGATCTTAAAAAAGTTGTTTTTGATAATGTACCTCTAAGTGATGAAGATAATGAAAGGGAATATAATATGGAGAAAGGTGAGTATTATGTTGATTTTGATAAAGATGGTAAAGCATCAGTTCAGTCAGTTCCAAGAGGTGATGATGATATTCCAGTTCAAAGTTTTCTTAAAGGTTTAGATCCAAGTCAATATAGAGGTGAATTATTTACTGATTTACCTGAAGATTATCAAGATCCAGGTTTAATTAAAGGACATCCTTTAAATCCAAATGAAGGTTATCAAAGAGTCAAAAACTATAGAAACAGATAGGATCAAAATATAATGGGCGTACCATACCCAAAGATCCTGTAACAAGAAGGGGAACTCATTGAGCTCCCCTTTTTTATTATCCGTCACAAGCAACGCAGTCTTCCATAGCTTTAGCTGCTATATCTCCACGTAGCACTGATTCAGTCCGCATATAATATAATGTTTTAATACCTTTTTTCCATGCGTCTAAATGAACTTGATTAATCCATTTAGGTGTTGCTTCAGCTGGAAAAGCTAAATTCAAACTAACTGACTGATCTATATATTGTTGACGTATT